AATACGCCGACCCTGCAACACTACCTACGGGTACTGGATATAATGTTGCTTTTAACCCTGCAGGTACAGATATTGGCGTAGCCCACAATACATCACCTTACATCTCAACCTACCCGTGGTCTGCAGGTTTCGGTACTAAATATGCCAACCCAGCGACTCTGCCTACAAATGTTGGTTACGGAGTTGCTTTTAACCCTGCAGGTACGGCTATTGCAGTTGGTCACGAACTTACATCTTTTATATCAACCTACCCGTGGTCTGCAGGTTTCGGTACTAAATATACTAACCCTGCCACCTTGCCAACAGGAGCAGTTAATAAAATCTCTTTTGTCGGTACAGATATTGCAGTTGCTTCGGTAGCAACGCCTTATGTTTTGGCTTACCCTTTCTCTTCAGGTATGGGTACCAAGTACGCTAACCCTGCTACCTTGCCTACAGGGTTGGGTATTTCTGTTTCTTTTAACCCTGCAGGTACGGCTATTGCAGTTGGTCACGGCACTACCCCTTACATCTCAACCTACCCGTGGTCGGCGGGTTTCGGTACTAAATACGCTAACCCTGCTACTCTGCCTACGCTTAATGTTCAAGATGTTGCTTTTAACCCTGCAGGTACCGCTATTGGCGCGGCGCATACCAGTTCACCTTACATATCAACCTACCCCTGGTCTGCAGGGTTTGGTACTAAATACGCCGACCCTGCAACACTACCCGCAGGTGATGGATATGGTGTTGATTTCATCTAACTACTAACAAAGGATAAAAAATGACCGAACCTACCCCAATGGAGATACGACAGGCAGAAGTGGATTCATACTCTACCAATGTAAATAATTACACAGCGTTATTAGCAACACTAGACGGCGATTGGGATACAGACCTTGCACATCTTAAAGGCGTTGAGTCGCAAGAAGCGGCTCGTCAATGTCCAATGAACAGGCTAGAGCGCCTAGCAGTTTTGCAGCAATTCGACCAGGTAACTAACCTGCTAAAAACGGAAATAGTAGAGCGCGCTAAAGCTGCAGCAATTTTGGCCGTACTTAAAGGCTAATGACGCTCACAAGTTACAACGGTTGGCCTGCCAGTAAAGAGCCTGCAGAAATTGGCATAAAGTCTTACGCCGTGCCTGGCACTACGCTTAAACTTAGGTGCGCTGAAAAAGTAGCACCGTTGCTGATTGGTTTTGCAGCTGAGTTTCACGAGCTGATTGAGCCGTTAGATGAAGGTGGCTTAGATGATTGGGGCTATTGCTACAGAGACGTAAGAGGCGTACCAGGTAAATTAAGTAATCACAGTAGCGGCACGGCGATAGACCTCAATGCCAGCAAACACCCACTAAATAAAGCTGGCACGTTTGAGGCTAGCAAGGTGCCAATGCTTAAGGCCCTGGCTAAAAAATATGCTCTCACCTGGGGTGGGGAGTGGACACGCCGAGATGAAATGCACTACGAGATAAGCATTAACGAGGCCCAAGTGGCAGCGCTAATAACTAAACTAGGGCTAGAAAAGAGCGAGTAAATGAACGAGCAACTCAAGGCCGCTGGCCTGTCTTACTTACGCGCAGCTGTATCGTGCGTAGGTGCGCTATACCTTAGCGGAATATCAGACCCTAAAACGCTAGCTAACGCTTTTATAGCTGGGCTTATCGGGCCGCTTATGAAGGCACTACAACCAAGCGAAAAGCAACTAGGCATAGGCTCTAAGTAAGATGAACGCTCAGGCGTGGGTAGCTGTGGTCGTAGGGGTTATGGCTATCCTGTCTGGGCTATATGGGGGCGTTAGGTTCATAGTTAAAGCGCTATTAGCTGAGTTACTACCAGATGGTAACGGCGGCCATAATCTACGGGGCCGAGTAGACCGCATAGAGCTTAAAGTAGACCGTATTTATGAGTTATTAATAGAAAATAAACTCAGCCTTTAGCGTGTCGTTTGCCTTTTGTCAGTAGGTAGGGTCATACTTTTACCTACAACGCCGAGAGGGCTAACTCGGATAGTTCAGCCTTATCGGCCTTAACAAAGGGCGATTATGAATAATTCTATAGATGTACCAGTAGTACTTTTGCTGATGGTAGCTATGTTTTTTTGGTGTTTAGTTACTTACACCATAGGTTACAAACAAGGTAAGGCCGATGCAATTTTAGCAGCGCGTAAGTCACGCCGCACTAAGGTAGGTGCCTAATGCCTGACTTTTTAGAAAACTACGAGCTAGCCAATGACTCTATTAAGCGCTTTCGTACGGAGTATCCAAGTGGGCGGCTGATATCCGTTATCGAGGATATAGACCTAGCTGCAGGTTGGGTACTTATCAAAGCTGAGGCCTATCGTGAGTATGAAGACCACCTGCCAAGTGCCGTAGATTTTGCTTACGGTAACGTGGCCTTTTACCCTGCCAATATGAAAAAATGGTTTGTCGAGGATACGATTACCTCGGCTCTAGCCAGGTGTATAAAGCTACTCACGCCTAGTGCTGCTAGGCCAAGCCGTGAAGATATGCAGAAGGTAGAAACTCTTGCACCTATGCCAGATACGCAAGACTTTTGGGCAACAGAGCCAGAAACGGCAGGCATACCAGTATTAGCCGATGCAGTAGCTACCGTTGCAGCTGGTCTAGGCGGCGGCGCTATAGAAGGTAAGCCACTATGCGTACACGGGGCGCGAGTATGGCGTACGGGCGAGAAAAACGGTAGAGCTTGGTACAACTATGGCTGCAGTGAAAAAAATCGCTCTAACCAATGCTTGCCTATCTGGTATGTATTGACCAGCGATGGCACTTTTAAGCCGCAAGTATGAGCCGATATATGGAGATTATTAACATTACGCATATGACTGGCAAGCTCTTAGATGAGGGCGAAGTTATAGCTGAGTACAAAGTAGAAACCTGCGATAAGTGCGCCAAGATTAGCCAGTTGGACAAGTTCGGCTACCAAAAAAGCGACCCAGCCGAAAACATTATATGGTTTTGTAAGGATTGTAGATAAATGAGCGGGGCGTTAAGTGATTGGGATATAGACCTACGCTATGGCCTAGATGCTGAGGGGTCAGTACGTCGAGTGCTAACCATAGAGACAGTAGAGGTTAAAAGTGATAGGCGTTGGAAATTAACAGGCAATATCTACATAGAGACAGCCTGCTATCACGTGAACGAGGGTGAGTTTAAGCGCTCAGGTATTGTTACTAGCAAAGCTACACACTGGGCCTTTGTGTTAGAGGATTTAACCCTTATCGTAACTAAAGAGGATTTAATAGACACCCTCAATGCTTACGGCATAAAGACAGCCTGCCAGATAGAGCCTAATCCCTCTAAAGGCTATCTCATTACGGTTGAGTCTTTGCTTAAGTGGCAAGTAAAGAAAACAAAGAAAGACCAGGCGCAACCATGAGCGCACCTATTCGCTTTGAGTGTAGGACGTGTAAAAAAGTCACCGAGCAGGTAGAGCGCATAGTTACACATAACCTGCCGCCTAATGTGAAAGTGTTGGAGTGCAGCGTATGTGGGATTATGGGCGTGTGCTTGTTAGAGGCTACCGATGCCGAGTTATGAGTATGAGTGCATAAGCTGCAATATGCGTTTTACGGTTGAACGCTCAATACACGAGGATAACCCGCCCTACTGTTGCGCTATGGCTATGAGGCAGGTTTACGGCTCTGTAAGCGTTAGTTTCAAGGGTAAGGGCAGGGGCAGTGATGCTTAATAGTTATCCACATACTTATCCACAGCCCCCTGTGGACAGACCGACACGCCGCGCCCAATGCTTGACAAATAAAGCTACATACTCGCTATACTTAAGTAAGTACTTACTGCACTTAAAAGCTAATAAAAAGATAAATAAAAAAACTAATCAAACTGCAGTTAAAAACGGGATAGCTCTGTTAATAGTGATTTTAACTATAAATCAGCCAATAAGTGCAAACGCATATAACCCATCAATAGAGGCCTATAAGCTCTATGCTCATATGATGATAGGTAGCGATAAAGAGTACAGATGCTTAGTAGAGTTATGGGATAAAGAGAGCCACTGGAATTACAAAGCGCATAACACTAAGAGCAGTGCATATGGCATACCTCAACTACTACATATGAAAGTTACTAATCCCTATAGACAGATAGAGTTAGGATATAAGTACATCACAAAGCGTTATAAAGGTAGTGCGTGTAAAGCGTTGGCTCATCATAAGAGAGTAGGGCATTACTAATGGCTAAAGACCCTAGAGATAGTCGAAAGTGGAGAGCGTTATCTAAAGTTATATTGGCTAGAGATGGTTACATCTGCGTATATTGTGGGCAAACTGCTACGGGAACAGACCACGTAGTAAGTGTTAGTAGCCAGCCTGAGTTAGCACTTAATCGAGATAACCTAGTTGCCTGTTGCAAGCTGTGTAATAGCCGTAAGGGTAATAGGTCACAGGCGGCTTTTTTAGCCACGACGTTCAC